AAAAAATTTCCGCCCGTTTTCTATTGACAAACGAGCTCGACTACGGACAGTGGGGGGTGTCCCCATGATCAACAGGGCCGCCACCGCTCGTCCATAGCGCCTGCCAGCGGATACGGGTTCGTCAGCTGATCAACATCACACACGGTGAGGTGGCTCTCGGTGATCGTTCTTGGCGTGATCTTGCTGTTGATCGGCTGGCTGACCGGCTTGTCGCTCCTGTACACGGTCGGCGGGATCCTGCTCGTCGTCGGCCTGGTCCTGCTGCTGCTCGGCACCGTCGGGCACGGGCCCGGCGGGCGAGGGTGGTACTGGTGACGGCGATGGGGGCCGGGCCGTCTGGCCTGACCCCCATCTGTTCCGTGCCTGCCATGCCAGGCCACGCCAAGCCCTGCCTAACCGATGCTTGCCACGCCATAGCCAGTCACAAGATAGCCCCGTCGAGAGGAGGCGGTTATGCCTGGTCCTATCCCTGAGCGCAGTGACCGCCGTCGTCGCGTGAACAAGTCTGAGATCGAGATCGAGTCTGCGCCGGCTGCTGAGGTGGTTGTGGCGCCGGTGGCTGAGCGCCATTGGCATCCGTTGGCGAAGAACTGGTACTTGGCGTTGGCACAGAGTGGCCAGTCTCGGTTTTACGAGCCGTCAGATTGGCAGCAGGCGGTCATTTGGGCGGAGTTCCTGTCTCGGGCGTTGAACCAGGGCGCGAAGCCGTCCTCCCAGTTGATCATGGCGTGGTCTGCTGGAGCGACCGAGCTGTTGGTGACCGAAGGCAGTCGCCGGCGGATGCGGATCGAGCTGGCTAGGGGCGCTCAGGTCGACGACGACGCCGAGGCCGCCGTCACGGCGATGGACGCGTACCGCAAGCGACTTGGCTAGTGCTCGATGAGCGTCGCGGCGTTAGCCCCGCCTGTTCCGATCGGGCCGGCTGACCGGCTCGTCACGCTGCCCGAGACAATTCCTGAATTGACGCTGGGATGGGAGGCCGCGAAATGGGCGGTGGAGAATCTTCGCCATCCGAACGGCCCGCACGCGGGGCAAAGGTGGGATTTCGTCGACAGCCAGTTGCGATTCCTGCTGCATTGGTACGCGGTCGACTCCAGCGGGGAATGGTTGTTCCATCACGGAGTGCGCCGGCTGGCGAAGGGGTCGGGGAAGAGCCCGTTCGCGGCGGTCCTGGCGTTGATCGAGTTCTTGGCGCCGGTGAGGTTGAAGGACTTCGATCCGAAGCTGCCGGGGGGCTGCAAGGGCCGGCCGGTGGATATGCCGTTGGTGCAGATCGCGGCGACGGCGGAGTCCCAGACGGCGAACACGATGCGCATGGTTCGGGCGATGGCGGCCAAGGGCTCGAAGGTCGTCATGAAATACAGCCTGGATCCGGGGAAACAGCTGTATTACAAATCCCCTGAGGGAACTCTCCAGGTTATTACGTCGTCGTCGAATGCGGCTGAGGGCGCGGAGTCGTCATTCATTGTCGCGGACGAGACGGAGCACTGGAAACCGACAAATGGTGGGCCAGAATTGGCGGCCACACTCGAAGACAATTTGACGAAGTCCGGAAATCGGATGCTCGAAACGTGTAACGCGTGGGAGCCCGGTATCGGGTCGGTCGCCGAGGCGTCGTGGGACGGTTGGGTGGCGCAGGAGGAGGGCCGCACCAGGGGCCGCTCCAAGATCCTGTACGACGCGCGGATCGCGCCGCCGGACACGGACATGACCGACGAGGCCTCGCTGGTCCGGGCTCTGGAGCACGTTTACGACGATTGCTGGTGGGTGAAGCCCCGCCCGATCATCGAGCGGATCTGGGATCCCCGGTCGAGCGCTGACGCGAGCAAGCGGAAGTACCTGAACTGGCCCACCGTGGCGGTGGATGCGTGGATGACCCCGCAGGAGTGGTCAGCGCTGGCCGATCCGGACCGGTTGATCGAGCCGGGCGAGGACATCTGCCTGTTCTTCGATGGCAGCAAGAGCCGCGACGCGACCGCCCTGGTGGCGTGCTGCGTGAGTGACGGGCACGTGTTCGTGGTGGGTGCGTGGGAGCCCGACACGGCGCACAACACCGAGTCCGTCGTCCCGGCGCATGAGGTTGATGCGTGTGTGGCGAAGGCGTTCCGCGAGTGGAACCCGGTGGCGTTCTTCGCGGACGTCAAGGAGTGGGAAGGGTTCGTCAAGGTCAACTGGGCGAACGAGTACGGGCCTCGGTTGCAGATGCACGCGGTGCCGGGTGGTAAGGAGCCGGCGCCGATCGCCTGGGATATGCGATCGAAATTGTTCGACTTCACGATGGCGGTCGAGCTGACCGAGACGGAGATCAAGTCGGGTGCGTTCTCCCACGACGGCGACCCTCGGATGACCCGGCACGTCGGGAACGCCCGTCGGCGGCCGAACCGGTGGGGCATCTCCATCGGGAAGGAATCCCCGGATTCGCCCCGGAAGGTCGACCTTGCGGTGGCGATGATCGGCGCCCGGATGGTGCGCCGGCTGTGGGTCGCGGCGCAGGGCCGGGTGAAGGTCCGCAGCGGCAACGTCTGGTGATCGGGGGAGCCGGCCCGCCGGTATGCGCACTCTCGGGCGGGCCAGCTTGATCCCTCGGCGTTTTGTTGTGCGGAGCCTCAGACAACCGCGCGGGCAGAAGGCTACCAACTCAGGAAGGGCCGGGTGAGACCGTGCTGAGCACAGAGGCCCTGGCCACTCTTGTCCAGGACAAGCTCCTGCCGGATTGGCGCAAGGAGCGGGAGCGGCTGGATCGGATCGACCGGTGGTACCGGTGGGATCCGGACGACATTCAGCTGCCGAAGGGTGCGACTCCGGAGCTGAAGGCGCTGCGTGAGTTGTCGCGTGTGCCGTGGCTCGGGTTGGTGGTCACGTCAACAGCGCAGTGCATGTACGTGGACGGCTACCGCAGCAGGCTCGATCCTGTCGGTGCGCCGCTGGACCCTGCTGGCTCTGAGTCGGCGCCTGACGGGCCGCCGCATCCGATGGCGGACCCGAGCGGGCCGTGGCGGATCTGGCTGTCCAACGGCTGGGATGAGCGTCAGATCGCGGTGCACCGGGCGATGCTGGCCTACGGGTACGCCTACGCGACGGCGCTGCCGGGCAAGGACTTTCAGGGCAAGCCGATGCCCCAGATCCGGGGTGTGAGCCCCCGGAAGATGTTCGCCTGGTACGAGGACACCGCCGAGGACGACTGGGCGATCTACGCCATGCGGGTCAAGGAGAAGACCGAGGTCGTGCACGTGGTCGACGTGTTCGACGACGAGTTCGTCTACACCGTCAAGGTCGACTCGGCGGCTGGGTTGGGGAAGAACCCGGTGGAGCTGCTCGGGCAGCCGTTGGCGCACGAGTCGGGTGTGTGCCCGGTGGTTCGCTACTGCAACCAGCTGGACCTGGACGGGCGCACTCCGGGCGAGGTGGAGCCGCACATTCCCCTGGCCGCGCGGATCAACAAGACCGCGTATGACCGGATGCTGACGCAGCACTTCAACTCGTGGAAGGTGCGCACGGTCGCCGGCATGGCGGAGCCGGACACCGAGGAAGCGGCGCGGCGGAAGAAGCTCCAGCTGCGCCAGGACGATCTCCTCGTTGCCGACGACCCGGACACCAAGTTCGGCAGCCTGCCGGAGACCCCGTTGCAGGGGTTCATCCAGGCCCACGAGACCGACGTTCAGTCCCTCGCGGCGGTGTCACAGACACCCACCCATGAGCTGACCGGGCAGATGGCGAACCTGAGCGCTGAAGCTCTCGCCGCCGCGCGCGCGAGCCTGACGCAGAAGGTCGCCGAGCGGCAGAAGTCCGCCGGCCGCTCCCACATCCAGCTGCTGCGCCTGGCCAGCGGCCTGCACCACGACGACGCGCACGCCACTGACATCACCAGCCGGGTGACCTGGCAGGACATGAACATCCGGTCGATGGCGCAGGCCGTGGACGCGCTCGGCAAGGCCGCGCAGATGCTCCAGGTCCCGGTCGAGGCGCTCTGGGGTCGCATCCCGGGGGTGGAGAAGTCCGACGTCGAGGAGTGGATCCAGATGCGCCTCAACGCGGACCCGATCACCCAGATGCAGATGGAGCTGGCCCGCCAGGGCGGCGGGAACCAGCCGGGCTCGGCGCCTCCGGGTGTGCCGGGGAATGATCCGGCGGTGGACCGCACACCCGTGGGCCCCCGGTAGATGCCGAATCAGAGCACTCAGCTCTCTGAGGAGTACCGGCAGCAGCAGCTCGCCGTGCGGGCCGCGTTCTTGGCGCAGTTCATCCCGACGATGGCGTTGCTGTCGTGGACAGAGATCGACGCCACCTACCCGGCGTGGGTGCGGGTGGTGATGAATCTGATCCGCACCTACCGCCAGGCCTCGGCGGACATCGCGGTGGACTACTACCAGCGGCTGCGGCTGATCGAGGCGCCGACGATCACGACGCCGGCCCCGACGATCGAGTTCGTGAACGCCCCGGACGCCCAGCTACCGGGCCCGGCCCGGCTCAACACCGGTCGCAACGCCCGGGTCGCCGGCCGGCTCGACACTGGGACACGGCGGGACAGCGGGACGCGGCGGGACGACCGGCCGACGAAGATCGACGCCCCGCACTTCGGGGAGTTCAAGCCCGCTGTCCTGGACTGGGGTAACGCGGACAACGCCGCCGAGCGTTCGCTGTTGGTGACCGGGCCGGCGGCGATGAAGCGGGCCGCTCACAACGGCCTGGGGGAGACACGGTCGCGGCGGGTGGCCGTGGTGATGGCTTCGGGGTCCGCGTCGCGTCACGTCCTCAACGGGGCCCGGGACACCACCCTGGAGCTGATCGACGCCGACGATGTGGCGCAGGGCTGGATTCGGATGCTCGGCCCGAACCCGTGCGCGTTCTGCGCGATGCTCGCCTCCCGTGGCCCGGTGTTCTCCGAGGGCTCGATCGCCCGGTCCGACTCGAACTTCGACGGGCCGGGGAACATCAAGGTCCACGACAACTGCGCGTGCTGGCCGAAGGCTGTGTTCGAGTCCAACCCCGAGTGGCCGGGGAACAACCGGGCCTACCAGCGGATGTGGAAAGACAACATCGAGGGGAAGTACTCGGGCAAGGACGCGCGGAACGCGTGGCGCCGGCTCTGGGAATCCCAGCAGCGCGAGGCCCGGCGCGCGACGGAGATCACCGCCTAGCACCACCAGTGGCGGCACACCTTGCGGTGCAGCCAGCCCTTGTGGTGGTCGTCGTGGTGCTCGGTGTCGACGTCCACCGACGGCCCGACCGGGGTGGTGTCGGCGCAGTTGCGTCCGTCGGTGTCAGCTTCGCGCAGCGCGGCCAGGTACTCGGGGCTGGCGCTGTGGTTGGCCGAGAGCTTGCCCTGGTACACGCCGGTGTGGTCGAACCCGACCATGTACTGGCCGTAGTCCGCGCCGCCGGCAAACCCGAGCTGCACGTACCGCAACGCCCGGCCGTACTGGTCGTTCTCGACCCCGGCCTGTCGGACGAGGAACACCACCTGGCCGACCGGTAGCACCTCGCGGGCGGTGTCGGCGGCCCGCTTGCCGCCGGGGGTGGACATCTCGCACGAGTCGATCCCGAGCGGGCGGACCTTGACCCCGGCTGTGGTGACGAACGTGTCGCCGTCGATGACCTGGGCGATGTTCGCCTGCTCGCCGGGTGAATCCGCCGCCGCGGTGGGCGCCGGCGCGGCCACGTAGGCGGCCACAACGAGAAGGCCAACCACGAGCGCGGGGTGGGTCGATCGAGCCATTTCGGGTCTCTCTGCTGGGAGTTCATCCGAGTCATCGCTCAACACGAGCGAAACGTTACGAACGGAGTCGGACATGGCCGGTCCGGACACTCAAACCCGCCGGAACTTGGCGAAACAGGGCAAGGCGATGCCCGACGCCGGCGGCTCCGGCGGCAGATTCCCCATTCGTAACGCCTCAGACCTCGCCAAGGCCATCAAAGCGGTCGGCCGGGCGAAGGGCGGCGAGGAAGGCCGGCGGAAAGTGCGCCGGTTCATCATCCGCCGCGCGAAAGAGCTAGGCCTTTCCAATCAGATCCCGGGCTCCTGGCAGTCCGACGGGTCGATGAAGGGCGTCTAGCCCCGAAAGTTTCCCGCGCCATACGGGTGCGGATTGAAATACCCCGCAATGGGGGCGGAAAGGGGCGCAATGTCCCAGCCAAACGGTGACCAGGGCGGCAAGCCCGCTGACTCGGGCACTGGTCCTGACGATCTCGGCATTGATGATGCCGACGCGCAGGCATTGCTCGCGGATGCGGTCGCGGATGACGACGACGACCCGGCCGGCGCCGACCAGCTCGGCGACGCTGGGAAGCGCGCGCTCGACGCGATCAAGGAACAACGCAAGAACGCTCGAATTGAGCGTGACAAGGCGAAGACTGAACTCGAAGAGGCGCGAGCCAAGCTCGCCAAGCACGAAGACAAGGACAAGACGGAGGCGCAGCGCCTGCAAGAGGACGCCGACCGCTACAAGTCCCGCGCCGAGAAGGCCGAGGCACTCCACAAGCGCCGCGAAATCGCGGAGGAGTTGGCCCCGGACCACGCCACTGTCGCCCAGATCAGGGCCGTCGCCAAGCGACTGTCCGGCGAGAGTGACGACGAACTAGAAACGGACGCCAAGGAACTGTTCGCGCTCATTGCGCCGGAACCGTCCAGCGGCACTCCGCCGAAGAACACCCCGCCCAGCAAGCCGAAAGCGAGTCTGAAGGGTGGAGGCGACCCCGATTCCGGGGACGACGAAACCGACCCGCGAAAGCTCGCTGCGCTCATCCCTCGTAATCGGTAATCCCCCGCGCGGTCCGTTCGCCACGGCCGAAGCGGTTCCGAATTCCTAGAGCCCTTTGGAGGTTCACCGTGGCGAACACTTTCGTCAAGGCGCAGAAGATCACCGCTACTGCCCTTGGACTTCTACAGCGTGAGATCGTCCTGCCGGGGCTGGTCTGGATGGACTCCACCGTGGCGTCCGACTGGGTCGGCAACGCCGGCGACACCGTGTCCATCCGGGTGCCCGCCCGGACCACCGCACGTACCCGTCAGCTGCGCGCCGCCCGAGGTACCGCCTCGGAGGGTGAGGGCATCATCACGATGGACAGCCTGACCGAGACCAAGGTCGATGTGACCCTCGATCAGGCCATCTACTCGGCGGTGCAGACCACCGACGAGGAGGAGACCCTCGACATCGTCTCCTACGGGGCTCAGATCCTGACCCCGATGGTGCGGGCCGTGGCCGAGGGCGCGGAGAACAAGATCGCCAAGGTCATGCAGGGCGCGACCTACGCGACGACTGTTGCGGTGACCTCCACGACCACCTTCGAGGCCATGGTCGACGCGCGGCGCGCGCTGAACGACGCGTTCGTGCCCATGACCGAGCGGTACGTGGTCATCGGCTCCGCGCTGGAGGCGGCGTTCCTGAAGGACCCGCACCTGTCGCACGCGGACCAGGCCGGGGACAACAACGCGCTCCGGGACGCGGACATCGGCAGCATCGCCGGGTTCTCCCGGATCGTGGTGTCCCAGGCGCTGGAGCCCAACGAGGGCTACGCGTTCCACCGCACCGCCTACTCGGCGGTCATGGTCGCCCCGAAGATCCCCTCCGGGGCCAGCTTCGGTGCCCGCCAGTCCCTCGGCGGCGTGGGTATGCGGTGGATCAAGGACTACGACTTTAGGAATGCGTCCGACCGCTCAATGGTCGACGTTTACATGGGCTGCAACATCATCGCCGACGGTCCGGCTTCGAACGAAGTCCAGACCGTCACGATCACCGGCACGCCCACCGGCGGCAGCTTCACGCTCACCTACGAGGGCAAGACCACCGCCGCGATCGCGTACAACGCGACCGCCGCCGCGGTGAAGGCCGCGCTGGTCGCGGGCACCGACCTGACCTCCGCGCAGATCGCGGCGGCCGGCGGCGCGCTGCCCGGTACCGCTGTCACGGTCACCTTCGACACCGGCTCCAACGTGTCGCAGATGACCGCCACGGGCAGCCTCACCGGCGGCACCACGCCGGCCGTGGCCGTCACCACCACCACCGCCGGTGGCGCGGGGGGCAACTCGTTTGTCCGCGCGGTCAAGCTCTCTCTGTCCTAATGGTGGGCCGGCTGCCACCACTCGCTGACGTCGCTGATCTGGAGGTCCGGCTCGATCGCACCTTCACCGACGCGGAGAGCCCTCGCATTGAGGCGCTGCTCGATGACGTGTCGGCGATGGTGCGGCTGGTCGCGGGCAAGACCTGGGTGGATCCCGTGGATGCCTCCCAGGTCATTGCCCCGGACATTGTGCGGGTCATCGTGCTGCGCGCCGCTGGGCGCTACGTCAACAACCCTGGCGGGTTCTCCGCCGAGTCCGCTGGTGACTACAGCTATCAGCGCAACGGGC